CTACCCGGTGATTTCACTGATATTCAGGTCTGGAATTGCTTCGTACCAGATGATTTCATCGTGGTCCCGCTGGTAGTTTTTGGTCATGCCCTCGCTCGCATGCCCTGCGATCTTTTGCCCGTCCTTACCGGCTTTCTTGTACAGGTGCAGCGACAGTGCTCGCACTTCGTGAAAGCCTGGCATCTCCTCTTCCTTCCATCCCGCGTAGCAGCTCGCCGCCTCCCTGGCCTCCTTGAATGCTCGCGTCAAATACCGCTCCTCAACCTTCGTCCAGTGGTCCTTTGTCTGTGCTTGCTTCTGTTTCAGCCGATCCGGTTTTCGGTGTACCAAGTACGGCGAGACGACATCGTCTCGGCACCGGCTGATGACCGCTTGAAGTTCCGGCGTCACTCGAAAGCGAATCCAGGCGGCATCGCTGGCCTTGGCGGTCTTCTTCTGCACCACGTAGAGAAACCCATCCCGAACTCCATCGAAACGCATGTCCAGAATGTCGGTGCGCCTCTGGGCGGTGATCAGGGCCAGGTCGATTGCGTTCTGCAGCCAAGCCGGTGCTTTTTCGCGGATTGCCTTCAGCCCATCTAAGGTGTGGCGCTTGCGCAGTTTTTTCTCGATTCGGTTGATCGTGCTCGCTGCTGGGTTGTCCGGGCACAGGCCTTTTGCCGCTGCGTGGTTGAAAATGTCAGTCAGGAGTGCCCGGCACTGGTTCGCTGTGCGTGGCGTGAGTGTGTCTAACATTTCCGCAACCATGCGAATTGATATCTGATCGACAGCCTTTCCCTCGAACTGCCGGCGGAAGCGCCTGAAATGCACCGCGTAAAGGCTGAGCGTGCCCTTGGCCAGCTCGCGCGGCGGCAGGATGTCTCGCTCGTAGGTGTCGAGGAAGGTGGCGAACGACTCAGACGATGCGGACATTACGGCACCGACCAAGTCAGCGCCGCGCATGAACTCCAGATTCAACTGTTTGGCGGCGTCGATTGCCTTGATGCGGTCGGCGCCGAACTGGAACCACTTCCCGTCTGTTGGCCGGCGATACCGGTAGGTGCCGCGCCGCGCATCGTAGTACAGGTTCTGCGGAAGGCTCTTGTTCGCAGCGTTGCGCGGCCGTGGGGACATCATGCAGCTCCTTTCAATACCATTGCGACAAGGTCGTTGCCGTTGGACGCGTTGAACGCAGCCCAATCAACGTACCAGAGTTTTCCGATTTGCTCGCCCGGGACCATGCCGTTGCGGATGTGGTTGCGAATTGCTTGGGGGCAGGGCGGTGTTCCGTTTTCACCCCAGCGCCGCCGCTGGAATTCGCTGATCTTGATGAGTTCTTTTCGCATGGTTACCTCCCGCCGACCGCCGTGGGCCGGGCTGTCTTGATGATATGAATGACCAGGCTGAAGGTGATCAGCATCCAGCCGCAGGTGCCGGCGAAGGCATAGAGGATGTCGGCAGTTTCGCCGTCCGCGAGAAGGCGGGGGCCGAGCCAAAAGAACCATCCGGCACTGCCGCCCAGGTACAGCAAAGCGCCCAGCAGGATCAGGGTGAGTTTTAATGCGAACATGTGGTGTCCTTGCCGCGCTGGGCGGCAGAAGGTGGGTTATATGGAGAACTTGGCCAGGGCTTCGTCCGCAACCTTCATCGCAGCCTGGGCATCGTTCACATAGGCAGGGTCAAAACCGCCGCAGAGGTGGATGGTTGCCTGGCAGGCGCGCAAGTTCTCGCGGTTCAGCTTCAGCGCCGCGATCAACTCTTCACGGGCTTCGGCTTCACCTCGGCCGATATCCCAGAAGCGCTGGCCCCAATGGCCGGCAGGCGGCCGATTGTTGCCCTGCGAACCGAATGCCATGGCGCCAACAGCGCAATCGAGCAGGTCGCGCTTGTAGTCGTTGTCGCCGTCGATGCTCAGGCCGTTGCGGCGAAGCGCGTCGAGGGCGTTGTTCAGGTTCGACTCGGGCGAAGGCAGCACCAGGTCAAAGTCTTTCTTGCCTGGGCGGCAGGCCACCACCAGCAGTTCGCAGTCAAGCGGCAGGTGTTGCGCCATATCCGAGATCGCTTCGATAGCGGATTCGCGGAATGCATTCTTTTCTTCGGACATAGGAATACCTCGCCCGCCGCTCACCGGCAGGCATGTAGGGGGATTGGGGCTAGGGGAGGGACTTGCCGATTTCGGCGGCAACTCGAACGATGGCGCGCCGCGTTGCAGCTCCTGAATCTAAGTTGTGGGGCTCGCTCAGTCGAATCGAAGAGCTGTGCAGGCTGTACACGTCGGTGATGTTCGCGACGGCCGTCTGATGCTCGCCCATTTTGACGCCGGTATATGGCTCCACTCGAAGGGATAGCAGTACAGCGAGCCGCATCGAATCCCCGTCATCCTTCAAAGGGTTCCAACAGAAGGTCTTGCCGCCGCCATATTCATTGATGAAGCCTTCGTGCACCCCGGCTGCCTTGGCGGCCAGTACAAGCAATTCGCGATCCGTCATGGCCTGGGCCCCTTGTAGATGAAGACGTAGGCGAACCAGAGGGTGGCGATCATGGCGCCACCTCACGGCGCGCCCACCAGCAGACCGGACCGTCGTCGGTGTCGTGAATGGCCAGGCAGAACCAGCCTTCGCCATCAGGCCGATCCGGCTCCCAGTAGCTGCAGTCCGGGTCGCCTGCTTCGAAATAGCGCTCAGAGACCGCTTCGTCGCTGTGGTATTCGAGGCTCACCATCTTCACCTGCAAGCCCTGTGTAGCGATCCAGGCCTTGCACTTATCACCGTCGCCCTCGTCGAAGTCGGGCATATCGGGGTGAGCGAACATGCCGTATTCATCGCGCACGACCGGGGCTGGCTGGATCAATTTGATTTCTTCAGGCATGACTTCGTCCTTGCCGCTATAGCGGCTGACTTTGAAGGGGGAGGGGTTACAGGTTTTGCGGGTGGAGTACGGATGTACTCCTATCGAGATTTGGTCCAGCGCCGGATGTACATTTCGCAGCCACTCGTTAAGCAGACGCCGTTGGCCATGCCAAGATGAGTCTTCGGCGTCCGGCAACCACAGTGGCACTTCGGTTTGCGCCCAGGCCTACGCGGTCGCAACTCCATATATCGGATGTGTTCGACGGCGCCGCCGAATTCACCCCAGCCAGCAGTACCGCCACGCATCGCTGCAGAACGCGCTGCGGGGGATAGCGCGTTGAGGTCGGTCATGGCTCGTCGTACTCCATCGGATGCATCTTCTCGGTGCCGATCATGCTGAAGTCGTGAGCGGCTTCTGCTGGCTTGAGTGCGTCTACAACTCGGTCCCACATTCCGCTTGTGCGGACGCCAGGAAGTTCAGCCAGTAGGCGCAACAACCCCTCCAGCACATCCGCCCGCTCATCCGCTGCGGTCAGGCGCTGTTGCAGCTCATCAGCGCGCCGCCAGAGATTGAAGTCGGGCACCGGTTTGCCGGCCATGCGGTGCTTGATCATCGCCCAAACCAGGTGGTATTCCGGCCAGTCGTGCTCCACCACCACACATTCGCGGCGAGGCAGGTGAGATAGCAGCGAGAACATCGGATCAACCAGTGCGCTGCGATACGCTACAGGAACCTTTTTCAGGTCGTTGCGCTTGATGATGATGTAACGGTCTTCGCGTTTGAACTCGGTCATACAGCCTCCCTCGTTACCAGATCATGGGCATTCACAACCGTCATGCCGAGGCGTTCGGCGATCAGGACTTCCAGGCGGGCACCCTTTGAATGCTCCCAGCCAGGCAGGGTGGCCACGGTGTCGCAGTCCATCAGGGCGGCAATGTCGCGGCGCATGCAGTCGTTCCAGGTGCCGCCGTCGGGGTTTAGTTCGGCGGGGTTGGTGACGGTGTGGCCGCCGGCGCGCAGGTTGGTGGTCATAGCGTGGAAGGCGGCGAAGTTGAGGCCGGGCAGGCCGGTCATGGGGCCGCTCAGGTAGATGCGCTTCATGCTGCCACCTGCTGCTGTTCCTGGCGCAGCGCGTCCTGAACGGCCTCAACGACGCGACGCAGGTATGTGAATTCGTGGTTTTCCTCGATCGCCTTGTCGTCGACTGGGTAATGCCATTCATCTCCGAACAGCTCCGTCAGCAGCTTGCTGTGATGCCAGCACTCGTTTGGCGACTCGACGCTGGTCAGAACCTCGATGTCCTGCCATAGCTCGCGGGCCTCGCTCTTGCTCAGCTCGCCAAGCTCCCAGTCGTGTCGCCCGGTCTGTTGCCGGCAGCGCTGGACGATGCACTTCTTGGCGAAGGCATGGAGCGCGTCCCCGCTGAATCGCGTGCTACTGATTCCGCGGTCCAGGCAGTTCAGAACATAGGGCCAATCACACTTGGCCACGAACTCGGCAACCGTGCGAGGTCCCATTCCCCCCCAGTAGGCGTTCCAGCTCTTGTCCCAGCAGTTGATCGTGATCTTGCCCTGGGCAGTCTGGTAGTTCTGGTCGGATTCAGTCGGGCAGTCGCGGCGACCGAAGTCCTCGAGGAACACGGTTATCGCATCGAGCCGAGGCGCACCGGTGATGACCAGCTTCGTTACTGTCGAGCGCTCCACCTGCAGCGGCGCGTCGACTTTGTTTTCTGTAGGCATGGGGAGTCCTTGCCGGGCCATGCCCGGGCGGTGGAGTGGGGGAGTTGTACGAAGCGCGACTACAAGCGGCGGGTATACAACCGAATTCGTCGTGACATCAGAATCAGAGGCACCTCAACTAAGCGGTGCTGAAAATGAAACGACTGACCGAATGGATCAACCTGATCGCCGCCATCCTTCGCCTGATCTCCGAGATCATCCGTACCGGCTGGCTTTGAGCTACGATGGCCCCTTCCTCTAAATGGGCTGGACCATGACCAAGCACGATATTTACGATGAGATCGAAGGCTTTCAGGTTTGGAACTACATGGAGTGCGACAAGGACGATGCGGGCCGGGAGACCTGGCGTATCAACGTCGAGGTGAAGCGCGGCGGCGGTGAGGTGGTGGTGCCGGTTGTTGCGGGTGACCGAACCTATGTTGACCGTGGCCTGGCGCAGGTTGCCGGGCGTGAGGTCGGGGCCCGCTTGATTGCTGGGGCAGGCCTATAGGTTTTCTGCGGGTATGGCGAGTTCCGGTCTGGCCAACCCCTGGCGGTTGAGGGAAGGGGGGGGTCAGGCGATTGCGGATAGCGCGAGGACATCCTCGCCACCACGCGCGATGCCGGCGTGCAGTTCCACCTTGCTGCCAGCAAGCATCCCGGCGATCTGGGCGTTTAGATCCAGCTCTACCGCCTTGCCTTTCCTGGACTTCCCGATTTCTTGGGTAGCGAGATATTCGTTGATCAGGGCCTTGTCCAGCGCCTGAATCGCGACGAGGTCTTGGCCGGTGGCTGGGCTCGCGAGCGGATCATCGTCGTTTTGAGGCACAAGAGCTTTTAGCTTCGACTGCACCTCCCAGACCCACGCCAGTGCAAAGTGATCGCCGGCAGTTTCTGCCGAATACTGGCTGCGATGAACTCCAGACCTGACGCCCGAGCAGTACTCCTTGCGCGCCTGAGTAAGCTTGGTGTGCAGTGCCTCATACGCGTACAGAGCGATGTTCTGGGCCGGAGAAACGCCGACGAATGTTGCACACTCAATGACTTGTCCTTTCGCGGAGCACCACATCCGGCGCCTCAGGGTGGTGCAGCTGAATGCGTCTGCCACAGCAATGCTCAGTTGCTGATCCCATGCTGGTCGACGCTTGGCACGGAACAGGGACGACTCGACCTCACCCACGTCGCTCAACTTCACATCCATCTCAGTCAGCCGGTACTCGCGCATCAATGCCTGGGCCTGCCGGAGTGCGGTCGCAGCTTCGTTCTCGTTGGCGCTCTGAGCCAGTGCCAGGCAGTGCTTGATCTTGCGGATTGCGCGCTCGAGCTTCTTTTCGTCGATCTGTTGTGCGGACATAGGGGATCCTCGCCGACTGGCGTGATTCGTTGATATGGGGTATTACGGGTGACCGGCATGGAGCCGGATCAAGGGGGCATAGTGGAAGTCGAAGTGCTTAAAAGTTTAAATGACGATATGATTCTGTGGAGGTACATGTCGTTAGATAAGTTTGTAAACTTACTTGATGATGGAGGGGTATATTTTTCTCCTCTTGACTCCTACATGACGTCTGATCCCTATGAGGGTTTTCCTCCGGCTGTGGCCATCAAAGCAATGTATTCGGCTAGCGATCCTGTCTATAAAAATGTGTTCGACCTTCTGTCCTCACTGGAGAGTGCCGCCGACGAAAAAACTCCTGAGTTTTTAGGTGCAATACGAAAAGCTAAAGATCATCTGGCAACGCGTTCAGCAGTATTTCGCAAGGTATTCAATTCGCTATCTAAAGGGACGCTGGTAAGTTGCTGGTACCACTCTGAGTATCAATCAGAGGCTATGTGGAAACTTTACAGCGATCAAGGAAAAGGAGTTGCTGTAAAAACCACTATTGGAAAGCTGAGGGTCGCGTTGGAATCTGCAATTGCGACGGAAAGACAAACAAAAATATTTCTTGGGAAGGTGAAATATCTAGACTATTCCGATGCCGCCATCGCGCCTTCTGATTGCGTAGTTGATGGCCATATAATGCCATTGCTAAAGAGAGTATCTTATTCGCATGAGAACGAAGTGCGAGCCTTTTTGTGTCCTGATTTAGATGTAAATAATTTGGATGATTTCGTTATCAAACCATACATGGCGCACTGTGACGTTTTTAGTCTTATTGATGGGGTTTATGTATCGCCATTTGTAAGAAGTCCATATGTTAAAGCTGTTCGCGCAATTGTAAAATCCTTCGGGCTTTCTTGCTCTGTTGAACAGTCAAGCCTGTTAGCGGGAGCTGAAGATTTATTTCATTGGTTAGGTAGAGGTGAACAGGTTTAAAACGCCTTACGTCCGCAGGTCAGGCCGGTTGCCCGGCCTGTTACGCTTACTTCGGATCGAAAGCACCCAGCGACAAAACGGCAGCTTCTCCGATGTTCCGTTGCAGTACGGCCTTGAACTCCTGGGCGATGTCTTCGCGCTGAACCTCCTCGCCAACCCAACGCAACTTCAGAACCGGCACCGCTCCGCTGGTGATGACCGATAGGCGAAGGGTGATCTGTTGTTCGGTCAGGCCTTCGAAAGGGACCGTGCGGAATTGCAGCGATACTGGCAGGGTTTCTTTGCTACGCGCCTCGATCTGGTCCATAGCGCTGCGGCTTGCGCTGGTGTCGCCAACAGTGGTTTCCGATTCGCTGGACGCCTTGATGGTGATTGTCCGGACGGCGGCAATGGCCTTGGCCACCGGGATGGCGTTGCCGGCTTCGTCAACCGGGGTTAGGTACTGGTGCCAGTCTTCGATCCAGTCGCTCAAATCCTTCTGGCTGATACCGCGGCCGCCGATTTGCTGGGCGGCCGTGTAACCTGCGGTGGGCTTCAATTTGAGGACAGCGCGGTCATCTGCGTGGCCGGGGGCTTCGGCATTGCCAAGGTTGAACAACAGAGCGCAGCTCATTTCGTCCTGGTTGATGAAGCCACGCGCGCCAGGCGCTGCGCGCTCGACAACGTACAGGGCAAAGTCATTCAGGGAGTCGGTGCTGTAGGTGCCACGGAAGCGGCTGCGACCGGCCTGGAAGCGCTCCAAGTCGACCACTTTCGCGTCTTCCGACAGGACCACAGTAGGGATCAGCGTCGCGAGCGTCTTGCCGGCGGCGTCCAGGGCGTTAGCGTTGATGAGCTGGAGTGCGTCTTTGGTAAGTGACATCGGTTATTTCCTTGGATTGCGGAAGTGAGGGCTGAGCGAGGTAGATCAGGTGCGCTTTGGGATTGGCGCGTCGTCGCGGCTGAAAAGCTGGTCATGCTTTTCCGCGAAGAGGGTCACGCGGCCGCCGGTGCCCACGTGCATGGGCGTATCGAGGGTGGTGTTTTCGCTCCGGGTGCCGCGCTTTGTCGGCACCTTGTACTCAAGCTTGTGCTTGATCTTCACCTGGTGCGATTCGCCGATTTGGCTGAAATCCAGGGTGATCACCACCTTCCCGGCCTTGCCGTGGTCAACAACACCGGCGGCTACTTCGGAAAGGGCGTGGCCGATTTGGCTGGCGAAGGCGCCCCCGTTGAGCTCTTCAAGAAACTCTGCTGTATCTGTTGCGATGGACATGTCTGTTTCTCCGGGATGGCCTGCAGGCCGCTGGGTGGGAGGTTGAATTGAGATTGGCGAAGGCGCTGGCGCACCTGGTTGCTGATGCGCTTCACGGGCTGTCGGTGAACTTGAAACCGTTCTCTCTGGCAATGAGCCGGGCGCGCTTGTGGTCGATGCCGAGTGCAGCTGCCGCCTTGTTGATCGACGTTCCGCTCTCGGCCAGTTGCTTGAGGTCGGGAGCAAGCTTGTCGCGCTCGGTGCGCAGCTTGTTGGCGCGGGCACATTTGATCGGGCCGCCGACTTCACCGCTGACGCCGGCGGCAATCTGCTTGGCCTTGTTGCCGGCGCCGAAGAACGCGTCCATCTGGCGATGCAGATCCGCGATCACTGTGTCCCGCGGGTTGGCCATCGGTACGCCGATCATTGCTGCGCACCGTAGTAGGCGAACACCACCAGCAGCGCCGCGAAGCCGATCGTCCAGCGAAGAAGGCGAGCCCCGAAGCGCCGCGATGTAGCCTTGGCCGCACCGAAGAAGTCAGCGTTGCGCTCGAGCTGATCGGCGTACTGGCAGGCCCCGTCATGGCCGGTGCGTGCACCACGAGAAACGCCGGTGGAGCGCTCGACCACGTCGAACAGGTTCTTGCCGAGCGGCACCACGTTGAAGCGCGGCACCTTTACTGGCTCTTCGCGACCGATCATCACGTACATCTCCGAGGTGGACAGTGCAAACCGGTCTCGCAACGCCTGCAGGACCGCTTGTTTTTGGCGAATGGTTTGGTTCATCACGATTCCTTATGGTGGGTTGCGTTTATTCGTCAGCAGCCTGACCGCCTGCTGGTTGCCGTTGGGCGCAGTGGAGGGTGCTGACGAATAAAGGCGAGCCGTAAAAAAGCCCGGGGATTGCCCGGGCTTTCGTTGCGTCACACAGACCTCCCTATGTGATCGCTGGTCGGCGCGATAGGCGCCTTTAATCGCTCATGGTTCACATGGCCGCCTATCCTCCGTTGCTCGCTCACTGGGCAGGCAGTGGCCACCTTATGTACTAGGCCAGCAGCACCGGTTGTTCGGCGCGCCGGACCATCCTGACTTGCGCTGTACGGCGTTCCGGCACCCGGCGGTCACGACGCATCGACTCGTCACCGATCATTGCGTGCATTGCGATCAGCGCCGCCAGGGCAAGGCACATCGGCGAGATGATCTGGCGGCGCATGGCCTCGGCGATCATCGCGGTCTGGCGGGTAACGCCGAGCTTGAACATGGCGCAGGAAAGGCGCTTTGCCACGGTGCAGGCTGCAACGTCGAACTGCCTGGCGATTTCCTTGGCAGTCATGCCCTGGGCGGCGGCCAAAAGGTACTGAAGTTCTTTGGGCGCAAGGCCTCTACCGAGGTGACCCTTCCATGCGCCGTTGATGATCTCGTTCATCGTTGTGACTCCCGGTTGGTTTCCCGTTAGGCCCTGTCGCCAAGGCCTATCGGTGAAACTCCCGGCCTCGCTACTGGCGACAGGCCGGGCTTGTTGCGTCATCGGTGTTGGCCAGTTACCCGCCGCTGATTGCAGGGCTGGCCGGTCGTCTTCGGTTTGGGCTTCGAGCTTCCTACTCACAGCGTCAAACAGCATCTGTTCGCCGTGGATCACAGGTCCTTACAACATGCACGCTACAGCTCTGAATGCCCTGATTGAGTGGGGCAGGGTGCATGAGGTCCGGCGCGCCCAGCCGAAGCTATCGGGCCCGCTAATTCAAATCGTTTGGATCTGGCCGTGACCCGCTACTGGCGTCGGTCACCGGCTTGAATCAAATGTCTCTCCAGCCGCGGGCCATTCGGCTTGTTCTCCCGCTGGATAACTGTTCTTGGCGCTTTACGCTGCACGCCCGGGTCAGTTGCCAACCCTCTGAACCGTTGAGGCCGGTTCATCGCTGCCTTCCATCTGGCCGGTTGTTATCCGGCGATGGGGCAAATTTAGAAAACTTAACAAGATTGGTCAAGCCATATTTTTAGATAACTTAACAAATAGTTAAGTTTCTCGATTCAAAGGCACAAAAAAACCCGCTCGGTGGCGGGTCTTCATTTGCGATTCTAGGCTTCAGCGGGAATACATGGCCCACCAAAATACGTGGCCGATGATCGCTATCTGTTGGTCTTGGACTTCTTGAAAGGTGTAGTCCTCGTCAGGGTGTTCGTCTCGGTTAAAGCTGCGCAACCGGATTCCTGTGGGAGTTCGATACACCTGCTTAACGCGGAGCTGCCCGTTGTGGTTTATCGCGTACATCTCTCCGTCAACCACGTCCCGTAGTGAATTTTTCCCCACATTTATACCGACGGTAGCTCCATCGCGAAGCACCGGGAGCATGCTGTTGCCGCTGACAGAGACGCATTTTGCGTTGGCAAACTGCACGTTGTTCTGGCGCAGGTCTTTCTTGAAGAAGCGCAGCCGGGCTGAGTCGCTCTCTTCTATTGAGTATTTGCCTGAGCCTGCCGACAGCTCTACCTCTTCCAGGAAGGGGACATAGACCTCGTCCTCGTCCAGCGGCGTTTCATCATCCCAGGTTTCGATAGGCGCAAGGCTAGGGGCCTTGGGCGGGTCAATCCCTTCCGACAGCCACTCAGCTGAGCAGTCGAGCGCCCTGGCTAGCGATGTCAGGTTTTTTCCCTTCGCGCCATTTGTCCCATTAATCCAGAAAGAGACCGTCGCCTTCGATACGCCGGTCATCTCGCTGATATCTGTCGCGCGGAGGCCTAAGGCGTCCATGCGTGCTTTGAGTCGTTCGCTGAAATTCATATTTAGGATTCTAAACAATGCCGAGTTTAGATAACTTGCCTTTTTTGGTTAACATTTCTAAACTCGCGGCAGTGAAATGGAGAAACCTTGATGACCTATGACCAAGCCTTGAAGTTTTTTGGCTCGCCAGGCGCGATCGGTGCGGCCCTCGGCGTGACAAGAAGCCGGGTTTCGCAATGCAGATCCGCTGGCGGGTTCTCCTACCCAATGCAGTGCGTGTTGGAGAAGGAATCCCGCGGAGAGCTTTGTGCGACTCGTGAAGACGATCCAGCAAGTGCCACCAAGGATTCAGCGGCCTAGCCGTTCGATGAGTTGATTTTCCGCCCAATACGCGAAAACAAAAAGGCGATCTGGTTTAGCTGTTGATTCATCCAGCACCCAAATCGCAGACATAAAAAAACCGCCTGGCAGGGCGGTTCAGTGCAACGTTTTAGCGAGGTCGATAATGATCAAAAACACTCCCGCAGTCAATAGTTCTGGCGATGTCGCGACACTTCCCGGCGAGTCCGAAAAGGTGTCACGACACGTAGTCACCAATCAATCAGCAGCGATGAATGCCGCCCTCATGATCAGCGGCCAGTACTCGCATGCATCTAAGTCTCAATTCCGCCGGGAATGCCTCGATTACTTGAAGGCGTCCCTGGCACCTGCCCAGGATGTTTCCGCATGAGCACCATAATCATGAGCCTGTGCTGGCCGTTGCAAGGCATGAGCGGCCCGCAGAAGGCTGTCCTGATATCGCTGGCTGACAACGCAAACGACGATGGTGTTTGCTGGCCTTCGGTCGCTCGTATCGCTCAACGTACATGCCTTGCCGAAAGGACAGTTCAGGGCGCGATCAAGTGGTTAGGGCAAGCAAGCATCTTGTCCGTCCGTGAACGGATGGGCCGCTCGACTATGTACACCCTAACCCCGGCAGCATATGCACCCCCGCAAGATATGCACCCCGCACCAGATGCACCGCCACCCCCGCAGCTCACGACAAAAACCCCCGCAGCAGATGCACCCAGAACCGTAATAGAACCATCAAGTGAACCGCCACTTCTTGTTGGCGGTGACCAACCAGCCAAAGTTTCGAAGCCGAAGTGCCCGTCTCAGGCAATCGTCGACCTGTTCAACAAAACGCTTCCTCGGCTCCCTCAGGTAGCGATGCTCACTAAGGACCGAGTAACCAAGATCGCGGCCCGCTGGAACGAAAGCCCGGTTCATCAGGATTTGGATTTTTGGGCTGAGTTCTTCGCGCTGGTTGCTTCGAGTTCATTCCTGATGGGCGAGGGTGAGGGCCGGGACGGGGCTAAGCCTTTTCGGGCGACGTTCGATTGGTTGATCAAACCGAGCAACTTCGTGAAAGTCGCGGAGGGTAATTACAATGCGTGACCCATACAGCGTTGAGGCTGAACATGGCGTCCTTGGCGCGATGTTCCTCCGTCCGGAGCTGATCGACATTCTCAGCGCTGACCTCACAGTTGATGACTTTTACTACGACGATAACGCCGCGCTTTACCGGGGCATCATGGCGCTCCACGGCGAAAATAAGCCGGCTGACGCGGTAACCGTAGGCCTGTACCTGGGCACGTTGCCCAGCGGTGACAATGCGGTTGCCTATGCTGCCGAGGTAACCCGGAACACGCCTGGCGCCGCAAATGCTGCCTCCTACGCCGCCACAGTTCGTGAACGCAGCCTCGACAGGGCGATGATCGAACTGAGCAATCGAATTAACGAGATCGCCCACAGCGATCAGCCCACAGTCGACAAGGTCGCGGCGGTGCAGGCCGAGGCGCAGGCCATTGATAGCCAGTCAGCCACATCCGAGGTGCTCAAAGCTTCTGACATCCTGGACGACTACATCGAAGTCTTGCAGGCGCGTGCTGACCGGGGGGAGGGCATCGACGGCCTTTCTACGGGCATCGAGGATTTGGACGAGAAGCTGCAGGGACTCAAGCCTGAGCAGCTGATCATCATTGCTGGTCGCCCGGCGATGGGCAAAACCACCTTGGCGATGAACATCGGATCCCACAACGCAATCCGCGCCGCCAAAAGTGTGATGGTGTTCAGTCTCGAAATGCACAACACCGGCCTGATGGATCGGTTCATGGCATCCGAAGGCCGGGTCCCGCTGCAGCTGATCAAGAATGGGAAGGCCCCGCACACCCACGGCGCCGAACTCATGAGCGCTGCCGGGAAGATAAAGCACTCCAAGCTATTCATCTCTGATCGTGCGTCGATGACGATCAACCGCATTCGCTCGTCCGCCCGCCGCCATAAACGCCGCCATGGCCTGGACTTGATCATCATCGACTACCTGCAGCTGATGGAGTCCGATTCGCGCACGTTCAGCCGCGAGCAGGAGGTCAGCCACATGACCCGCAGCGCGAAGCTCATGGCACGCGAACTGGGCGTGCCCGTGATCCTGCTCAGCCAGCTCTCGCGAGAGTGCGAAAAGCGCCCGAACAAGCGCCCGCTGTGTTCTGACCTGCGCGAATCCGGCGCTATTGAGCAAGACGCCGACATCATTTTGTTCGTGTACCGCGATGAGGTTTACCACGAGCACACCGAGGCGAAAGGAATAGCCGAAATCATCATTGGCAAAGGCCGGGACATTGAAACCGGCACCGTTCGAACGGCGTTCCTTGGACAGTACAGCCGATTCGAGCAATTGGCTGCCGGATGGGTGGAGCAACCCAAGCCGGAAAAAGTCGCCAGCCTGGCCGACCGCTACAAATCAAAGGAGAGATTCTGATGCCTACCAGGCGATTTGCGACGCCCGAGCCCCGTCTTTACCGGTTTGCAGTGCACTGCTGCTCTTTCAAGGTGGACCTTAGCTCAACGCCTGATCACGCCTTGGCGCTGTTTGCGGACGAGGCGATGGCCAGGCGCTATGGCGCCTGGATGTGGCCAACCACATTTGAGGTCGTTGACCTCCTTGCCCCCAAGGAGGGCGATTCTTGAGTACTCAAATCAAAACCCTGACGGTGAAGCTGTCGGATGCCGAGATTGTCCGCAATGCCAAGCTTGAGCATGTGCGCGATCTGCGGGACGCCAGTCACCCGGCGCTGCACTTCCGGTTCGCCAAGAATCGCACGCGCGGCTCCTGGTACTTTCTCAACAAGCGCCAATGGCACCGGATCGGTGGCTTTCCCGACCTGAACACCAAGCAGGTGATCGCTGCACTGCCGGCAGTCCGCCTGCGTGTGGCTGCCGACGGCGCGGCCAGTGTTTCCGGATGGGTGACCGTAGGGGAGTTGCTGGCCTGGTTCGGTGACCGTATGGCCAAGTCGCGGTCGCTGGGCGGCAAGCGTCGGTCAGCTATCAAATCTGCGATCGGCTGCCAGCTCAAACCGCGCCTGGATGACTTGCTGATCACCGACGTAAACGCGCAGACCCTGGACAAGCTGCTGATGTGGCCTGCACAGGAAGAGCTGTCGCTGTCGTACGTCCAGCAGCTGTATCGACTGGTGTCGATGGCCTTCCGCCAAGCGCGCAAACTGGACCTGATCCCCTTCAATCCGATGGCTGAGCTCAAGTTCAGCAACTTCACCACGGCGCGCATCCAGCCCAAGGCCGCACGCCTGCGTGATGTTCAGTTGCCAGAGCTGGTGGCGCTGCTGGCCGAGCGCTTCGAGCGTGCGCCGGGTGACGCCATGCTGGCCTTGATGATGCTGTGCCACGGCACCCGCATCGGCGAGACCCGCCAGTCTCGCTGGGCTGATATCGCGCTGCCAGAGCGTGAGTGGTTCCTGCCGGCCGAACACACCAAGACAAAGACCGAGCTTCGGGTGCCGCTGACCGACCAAGTCGTCGCACTGCTGCGCCGCTACCGTGACTGCCAGGCCGCCCAGGGATATGCAGGTGCGTTCCTGTTCCCGTCACGCCGTGGCAAGCCACTGAGCGACAACCAGGCGAGCGCCGTCTTCACTCGGTTGGGGCAGGGAGCCTGGACCAGTCACGACCTGCGCAAGGTGGCCCGTACCGCCTGGACTGACCTCGGCGTCGACGGTCACATTGGCGAGATGCTGCTGAACCACTCGCTGGGCAAGATCGCCTCCACCTACATCAACACCCAGGCCAAAGAGCAGCGTCGTCTGGCACTGGTGAAGTGGCACGACTGGTTAGACGAACGCGGCTTCAAGGCGATCCACGGACAGACAGGCGCTAGATATGAAGATTCGCAAAACATCGTAGACGCCTTGAACGGCGGGGCCTGCGAGCCGGAACCACAATTTGTTAAGGGCGAGGTTTAAAAATGATCAAAAAGCAGCATGGCCCCGCCTTCAAGAAGGAAATAGTCCCTTTGGCGACATGCCCTACCTGTAAGGGAAAGGCCTTCGTCAGTGGCGTTTTTCATCAGATTGACTGTGACCGGTGTAATGCATCGGGCTGGGTTCGCTTTGATAACAACCAGGCGCTGGAACTCCGGGACCTGGTATTCCAATTGGGCGCCGCCCTCAGTGCGGCGTGCCATCAGGCGAACGGCATGCGGGTTCAACCAGGGCCAGTTCGGTCGATGGATGTCAGCGGCTATTACGAACAGAACAACCGTCGTGGCCCGGGTGCCACCAACTTCACAGGGGATTGAGCCATGGCCTTCACACCGACCTTTAAAGAACGTACCGCCGAGGATCTGCTGGAGCACTGGGGCCGCTGGGTTGTCCTGGGCTCGGGTGTGTCCTGTTGCGCCTCTCGCGAGAACACAGTGCTGTCGCCGATGATCACCGACGACGACGCACTGTTGATCGATGGACTGATGGGTCGCCTGCTGAAGCGCTACCCCGAATGCGGCCAGGTGCTGATGAAGTACTACACCAGTCGCGACACTTCGCTGATGGAGGTTGGCAAGAAAATGAAGTTCGGTGAGGAGAAGACGCGCGGGCTCTGGAAGGCTGGTATTGCCTGGATTGATGGAGCTTTAGATATTCGGCGTCAAGCCGCTTGACAGGCCCGGGGACGATGTATAGATTTAAGTTACTTTGCGGTTTTTCCGCGAGCAAAGCCCGACTCTAAAGTTGGGCTTTTTGCTGTAAGTCATCTTTTATTTCTGATCTTGGCCTAATATTGAGTCCGGCTTCCATTTTGGAGCTGCTTAGAATTATGTGCCGAGGATTGAGATGGAATTTTCGAATCAGCAAAAGTTAATAATCACCTTGTTAACAGATATACATTCTCATCTTGAGATCGAAAGTGATATCGATCCGGACTTTGTTCAGCGGATGGTATCCAGCGGACAAGGATGGGCCTTGGGGTGGAAATATCCCGGTTTGTTTGAAGATTTAGGTGATGATCCGGAGGGTGTTAAGTACGTCGCTGACGTGTTGGAGATGTGGTCCGTCCTGGAAGAGTCATTTAAGAACCTTGATGCTGCAGGGCTTAAGGCTCTTGCCGACACTAGTCCTCATTCTGGGAAGGACGTGAAGTTCCCTGGATTTGATGGCAATAACGAGCATCGTTATCTGCATATTGCTCGCATCTTTGTCGAGGATTTAGATCGCTGGTCTGAGTTCACTGGTCGAATTGTGAACTCTCACATGCCGACAACTGATGGTTATCGCCGTATGCTGGAAGTGTTTGATGAGATCCGATCAAACAAAATGAGCAACAGCGACTATGGATTGTTTGGGGTTGAAGCGCTCGCTAAGGTTCTTAACGGCTGGCGTCACCCATCGTTAGCTTGATTTAGATTACTAATTCTGAAGCCCCGCCAAGTGCGGGGCTTTTTCGTTTTCGGCTCCGCCACACCCATCGCTCCTGGCTGGGTGTGCTTGTGAGGTCGGATCTATTTACTTCCCGAAAGGGAGGAACCTGAGATGCCAAACATGCCAGATAAGCCAGACACCTGGGCATTGATGCTTGCGTGGCTGAGCCAGCATGCGCCGATCCTTTACCCGGCCGGGCTGTCCTTCGCTATGGCTGTGCTGCGTATCACCTATGGTGGTGGCTCTCGCCGCCAGATGCTCGTGGAGGGCGTGCTGTGTGGTGGTCTGACCCTGACCATCATCAGCGGTTTGGAGTTCTTCGGGCTGCCGCAGAGCATGGCCACCTTCGTTGGTGGCTGGGTTGGCTTCCTGGGCGTCGAGAAGATCCGGTCGATAGCTGACCGGGTCACGGACTTCAAGCTGCCAACCCGGACGCCCTGATCATGCCGCTCAGGCCTAAGAAGCCCTGCAATGCCCAAGGCTGCAATGTGCTAACCCGCAATCCACGCTACTGCGATGAGCATGCGGATATTGGCAAGAGCGCCGAAGCCAAGAGACGTGAACGTCAGCGCGAGACCAGCAGTCAGCGTGGGTACAGCTACAAGTGGCAGCAAGCGCGCAAGGCATACCTGGACAAGTATCCGTTGTGCGCCGAATGCGAGCGCCAAGGGTTGGTCGTTGCAGCGAATCATGTCGATCACATCCGTCCTCACAAGGGTGACTGGACACTGTTCTGGGATAGCTCGAACTGGCAGCCATTGTGTCACCCCTGCCACAGCCGGAAGACGGCTACAGAGGATGGCGGTTGGGGCAACCCGGGCAGGAATCGCGCCGATGCGCCGACATCGGCATAGTTGAGACTGATTATCAACAACGGCAGGGGGAGGGTAAAAAGTTGGGGGATCCGCTCAGCTAGACCGTCCCCTTGTTCTTTTTCTCACACCCGCGAAATTAAAAATTCAGGAGTTGCGCGATGGGAGGTACCGCCACGGTCGCCGGCCGTGGTCGCAAACCCAAGCCAACGGCCAAAAAAGCACTCGCCGGAAACCCTGGCAAGCGCGCGCTGAACACAGCCGAACCGCAGTTTTCCAAGATCACCCAGATCGATCCGCCCGAGTGGTTCACGCCGCGGGCAGCCACTATGTGGAACATGATTGTGCCGGAACTGCTGCGCGAGAATGTGGTTGCGATCACGGATCTGCACAACGTCGAGGCCTTCTGTAGCGCCTACGACAACTGGCGTCTTGCGCAGGAATCGATCCAGCTGCATGGCATCGTAGTCACCGGCGCCACCGGCGGGCCGATGAAGAACCCCGCACTTACCGCCGCGAACGAAACGATGCGCCAGATGGTGACGTTCGGTTCGATGCTGGGCCTGGACCCGGCCAGCCGCACACGTCTGATCGGCGGCAACAAGGAGAAAGAAACCAACGAATTTGCCAACCTGCTGAGAACCTGATGACCAAATCTGCCCACCCCAATGTCGACAAGGCAACGGCGTGGGGTCGGTCATTGCTCCGCGGCAAGGTCCCGGCGTGCCGTTATATCCACCAGGCAGTGCAGCGCCACTTCGATGACCTGGCGGCCAGCCGCAAGCGCGGTTTCCGTTTCAAATTCGATCCGGCAAAGGCAGAAAAAAAGCTCAAACTGATGCAACTGCTCCCGCACACCAAGGGCGAGTGGGCATTCAAGCGTCAGCTGATTACGCTGGAGCCTTGGCAGCTTTTCGGCCTGGCCGTGACATTCGGCTGGGTAAAGAAGAAGGGCGGTCACCGCCGGTTCCGTGAAAGCTATTGGGAAGTGCCCAGGAAGAACGGCAAATCTGTTGTTGCCGGCGGCGTGGGCATCAGCATGTTCGTTGCTGATGGTGAGTTTGGCGCCGAGGTATACGCCGGCGCGACCACTGAGAAGCAGGCGTGGGAGGTTTTCAGGCCTGCCAAGCTCATGGTAAGCAAGTCGCCGATGCTGGTTCAGGCCGCAGGGATCGAGGTCAACGCCTCGAACATGAACATCCCGTCCGACTTCAGTCGCTTCGAGCCGCTGATCGGCAACCCTGGCGACGGTGCTTCGCCAAGCTGCGCCATCGTCGACGAGTACCACGAACACCCAACGTCGGCTCAGTACGACACAATGCTTACAGGCATGGGGGCCCGGCGGCAGCCCCTGATGTTCATCATCACCACCGCGGGTGCCGACATTGAAGGCCCGTGCTACGACAAGCGCCGCCAGGTCGTCGAGATGCTGGCCGGCATTGTTCCTGACGAAGAGTTGTTCGGCTGGATCTGGACGCTTGACGAGGGCGACGACTGGACCGATCCGAAGATGCTGGCCAAGGCCAACCCGAACCACGGTGTATCAGTGTTTCAGGAGTACCTAGAGAGCCAGCAGGCCCGGGCCATCCGGTCTGCGCGCTTCGCTAACACCTTCAAAACGAAGCACCTAAACCTCTGGGTTAGCGCTAAGTCTGGCTTCTATAACATGGAAAGCTGGAAGGCTTGCGAAGACACGTCGCTGACCCTTGAGCAGTTCGAAGGGCAGGAATGGATTGCCGGTTTCGACTTGGCTCGAAAGCTCGACATGAACTCGAGGGCAAGGTTGTTCTGGCGCGTCATCGATGGGAAGAACCACTACTACAGCATTGCGCCGAAGTTTTGGGTTCCATACGACACGGTCTTCCACACCGACAATAAGCGGATGGCTGAGCGATTCCAGGCTTGGATTCATTCCAAGCATTTGGATGTCACCGACGGTGCGGAAGTCGACTACCGGGAGATCCTTGAGGACACCAAGGAGGCAAACCATCACGCCCCGGTGCGTGAGTGCCCGATAGATCCCCATGGCGCTACTGGCCTCATGCACGACCTGGATGATCAGGGGTTCAATCCGGTCACCATTACGCAGAACTACACCAATATGTCGGACCCGATGAAAGAACTGGAGGCCGCGATAGAGGCGGGCCGGTTCCATCACGACGGTAACCCGATCATGACTTGGTGTATTGGCAACGTCATCGGCAAGAACTTGCCCGGTAACGATGACGTCGTTCGCCCCATTAAGCAGGGCGATGACAACAAGATCGACGGCGCAGTCGCGCTGATCATGACGATAGGCCGCATCCTGGCGAACGCTGAGGTGCAAGGTTCTGTCGACGACTTCCTCTCCAGACCGATGAGCATGTAATGGCAGATACCGACTACAGCATCGACCTGCGCACGCGCAGTCCCTTCTGGGCGCGCATGGCGAGCTTCTTTGTCGGCGGCCGCCTGGTTACACCTGAAAAAGGTTCGCAGACAGGCCCTGTTTCGGCCCAGGGTGTTGTGGGTGATTCGGTCGTCAACGATGAGCGTTCGCTCCAGATATCCACTGTGTTTGCCTGTGTAAGGCTGATATCCAGCGTCACGGCGTGCATGCCCTTGGATGTATTTGAAACAACGGGTGATGACCGCAGGAAGGCGGATCTCAATCATCCCCTGGCGAGGTTGCTGCGGTATAGCCCCAACTCTTTCATGACCGCCTTTGACTTCCGCGTGTCGATGACGATGCAGCTTTGTTATTACGGCAACGCTTACGCACTGATCGAACGCAACAGCGCCGGTGATGTGATCAGTCTTGTCCCGCTTCTTTCGGCCAACATGGACGTCAGGCTTGAAGGCCGTAAAGTTGTGTATCGATATCGCCGCGACAATGAATACGCGGACTTCAAACAATCAGAAATCTTCCACCTCAAGGGGTTCGGCTTCAATGGTCTCGTAGGGCTTTCCCCGATCGCATTTGCTGCGAAGAGCGCTGGTGTCGCGGTGGCCATGGAGGATCAGCAGCGAGACTTCTACGCGAACGGGGCGAAGTCTCCGCAGTTGCTGATGACTGGTGATGGCAAGGTTCTCAATAAAGAACAACGCGCCCAGGTTGAAGAGAACTTCAAGGAGATATCCGGCGGCCCGGTGAAAAAGCGGCTGTGGATCCTTGAGGGCGGTTTTACCACCCAGGCTATTGGTGTGAGCCCGCAGGACGCTGAAACGATGGCGGCGCGGAAGTTTCAGGTTAGCGAGCTGGCCAGATTCTTTGGCGTGCCTCCCCACCTAGTGGGTGATGTCGAAAAATCTACCAGTTGGGGGTCCGGTATCGAGCAACAGAACCTCGGCTTCCTACAGTACGCCCTTGATCCCTACTTGGAGATCTGGGAGTGCAGCATCCTACGCTGGCTGGTAAAGCCGTCTGACTTAGGCCGGGTTCATGCTGAGCACAACCGCGACGGCCTTCTCAGTGGTGACTCTACCGCCAGGGCTAACTACATGAAAACGCTGGTTGATACCGGCTTGCTGACGATCAACGAAGGCAGGCGAGTCAACAACCGGCCACCCGTTGCTGGTGGCGATGTCGCCACCAGGCAGTCGCAGAACGTACCGCTAACCCAACTTGGCCAAACAAACCCCGCACCTAGCGGGGTTTAGTTTTTCTGGAGCTGCCAAATGTCAAACATCCAAAAGACCCTGGCGTTCGCTGAGGCTGAGATCAAATTCGATTCCGGCGGAAGGGCCGGGGTTTTCGAGGGATATGCCAGCGTTTTCGATGTGATAGATTCGGATGGAGACATCATCCTTCCAGGCGCGTTTAAAAAAGCCTTGAGCACGCAGAGCCGGCAGGTGGGGATGTTCTTCAACCATCAGACTTACGGATTGCCCGTGGGTAAATGGCAGTCGCTTGAAGAGGACAGCAAAGGCTTGATCGTTCGCGGTGAGCTGACACCAGGCCTCTCTGTTTCTAACGATCTTCGCGCCGCGATGGAACACAAGACTGTCGAGGGCATGTCTGTCGGCTTCACCGTCATGAAAGACGATTTCGACATGATCGCCACCGGCCGCGCATTCAAAAGCGTGGCGGCCCTTCGCGAGATCAGCATCTGCACGTTCCCAGCCAATGAACTGGCAACAATCGATTCCATGAAATCCATGGAGTCGATCACAACTATTCGCGACGTTGAGCACTGGCTGAGGGATTCGGTCGGTCTGTCCAAGTCGCAAGCTCTGGGCCTCGTGGCCCGGATTAAGTCCGCAGTTCGGAGCGATTCCGAAGGTGGCGAAATCACCGCGATCCTTGATCGCCTTAAGTCCTTCCCATCTGTAGGAAAATAAACCATGTCCGAATTGGCCCAGATCCAAAAGGCTATTGAAGAATCGCAAAAGAACATGACTGAATTGTTCGATGCGCAGAAAAAAGAAATTACCGAGACCGGTGCGGTCAGCAAAAAGCTGCAGACCGATCTCCAAGCCGTCCAGGAAGAGCTGACCAAATCCGGCACCCGACTGTTCGACCTGGAGCAAAAGCTTGCCGCCGGCAACCTGGACAATCCCGAAACGAAGAAGTCTTTCGCAGAGCAAACTGCGATCGACCTTCAAAAGTCCTGGGACGGCAAGTCCTCCGGCAAGGTCGACGTCAAGAGCTTCAACAAACAACTGGGCAGCACTGCCGGGTCGGCCGGCGCGCTGATCGAGCCACAGCGCAATGCAGGCATCCTGATGCCTGGGCTGCGCCGTCTCACCATTCGCGACCTATTGGCGCAGGGCCGAATCAGCTCCAACTCGTTGGAATATGTTCGCGAGAACATCTTCACCAACAGCGCCGCGCCAGTCGCTGAGGGCAACCTGAAGCCTGAGTCCAACCTGACCTTCACCAAGGAAACTGCGAACGTCAAAACCATCGCTCACTGGATCCAGGCATCGCGCCAAGTCATGGACGATGCGCCGATGCTCGAGTCGTACGTGAACAATCGCCTGCTGTTCGGCTTGGCGCTGGTGGAAGAAGGGCAGTTGCTGAACGGCGACGGCACCGGTGACAACCTGATCGGCCTGAACAAGGTGGCCACTGCATACGACGCAACGCTGAACGTGACCGGTGACACCCGCGCCGACAAGATTGCCCACGCGATCTTCCAGACCAGCGAATCCGAGTTTGAAGCCTCCGGCATCATCCTCAACCCGCGTGACTGGCACGCGATCGCGCTGCTGAAAGATGCGGATGGTCGCTACATCTTCGGCGGTCCGGCTGCGTTCGCCGCTAAGGTCATGTGGGGCTTGCCGGTGGTCGCAACCAAGGCCCAGGCTTTGGGTACTTTCACGGTCGGCGGCTTCGATCTGGCATCCCAGGTCTGGGATCGCATGGACGCGACTGTCGAAGTAAGCCGCGAAGACCGCGACAACTTCGTGAAAAACATGCTGACCATCCTCTGTGAAGAGCGCCTGGCCCTGGCTCACTACCGTCCAACCGCAATCATCACCGGTCCTTTCGCAACCGCGGCATAAACGAGGCCGGGGCAGGCAACTGCCCCGTTTGCGTCATGATCAAGATTCGAGCGTTGCGCCAGTTTTCGCACTACCACGCCGGCAACTTCAGCCAGTTCGAGGTTCGTGAAGTAAAGGACGAATATGCCGAGGCATTGATCGGATTGAACTTGGCAGAAGAGGTTGAGGCCGATCCAATCCTGGAGCCAGAGCCAGAGCCAGAGCCAGAGCCAGAGCCAGAGCCAGAGCCAGAGCCAGAGCCAGAGCCAGAGCCAGAGCCAGAGCCAGAAGCTACCACCGAAACCCCCAAGAAGGCAGGCGGTAAAAAATGAGAATCCACGTCACCGATCTGCTGCCGATCACGTTGATGCGCAAGCATCTGCGCGTCGACCATGAAGACGATGACGACTTGATCGAGCTCTACGCTGAAGCCGCTCTGGATTGGGCGCTGTGGTATTGCGACAACCCGGCGCTCAAGCTGGTGGCGGATTTCCCAGCGTCGTTCAAGAGTGCACTGCTGCTTTTGTTGGGGCATTCGTACTCGACCCGCGAGGCGGTCGTGATCGGCACTATCACTGCGGTTTTGCCGCAGGGTGTGGAATCGTTGCTGTGGCGTTCAAGGAACTGGCGTGGCGTGCTCGACCCTTCGCCTGAGGATATCTCATGAGAGCCGGACAGTTGCGGCACCGCTGCATGCTGCAAAAACCACTCCGCGTGAAAAACCAAACGGGCGGTTTTGATGTTACCTGGCTTGATCTCGGCAAGATCTATTCAGAGATCACTCTGCCTACAGGGCGTACTACTCCGGTAGCGGAGCAAGTGAAAGCGCTGGTCACCGCTGAAATCATTGTCAGGCCAAGGGCTGATGCCGTTGCCGGGAACCGCCTGGTTCACACGTCGAATGGAATCGACACCACCTACCTGATCGAAGCCGCACTGCCGAACAACGAGCGCGACATGCTTCGGCTTCTTTGTTCGAACGTACCCAATCCGTAGAGGTGAATCATGAAAGTTATTGCCCTGGGCACCCTGTCCGGCGCTACCGGCGACCGGGAGAAGGGTGAAGAGTTCACGGTTGACGCCAAGCTTGGTGCCGACCTGGTGGCGCGCGGCCTGGTAGAGCCTGTGGTCGAGACTGCACCTGCTGCTGAAAAGGCCGCCAAGGCCAAGGAGTAGGTCATGGCCGCCCGCCGATCACGCATGTCCGGCGACTTCAAGCTGCGCCGGTTGCTTCGCACCATTCATGCCACTACGGACAACGAGCTGGTGCCAGCAATGCTGGAGTCGGCGAATCAGATACTTGCATCGATGCGCGAGCTGGTCCCTCGGGATACAGGCGCGGCAATGGGCGCACTCAAGGTGTTTGTGTCCCAAAGTGGACTCGATGCACAAATCGGTATCCGTGGCAAAAAGGACAACAGGGAGTTTTTCTATCTGAGGTTCTACGAGTTTGGGACCAAAGGTTACAAGGGCAATAAGCGGTCGGGAGGCCGTAATCGGCGAAAGACCAACAAGAGTGACGGCGCCAACTTTTTCGGCAAGTTCCCTGATATCCCGGCTCGACCTGCACACCCATGGCTGCGTCCGGCTCTGGACTTGAATCGAGAGCATGTGCAGTCAAACCTGAGTGCCGCGATTGCCCGCGCGCTGGCCAAGGCAAGCAGAGGGGCTTCTGATGGCTGACCCGTCCGTAGCATTGCAGGAAGCGTTGTTCGCCAGGCTGGAGGCTGAAGTTTCGTGTCCCGTCTTCGACGGTGCACCGATGGATACCGAAATGCCTTACGTCTCCTTTGATCGGGAGATTTCCACCAACATGACGCCGATTGCTGGCAGGAAGCGCGAGCGCCGCCTGATCTATCTGTCGGTCTGGTCTGACTCTCACGGGCAGGCAGAGGTGAAGCGCATCAATGGCGAGATTGTCGCGGCTCTGGATGAGCGCCGCTTGCCGTTGACTGTCGGCCGGGCCGTATCGGTCAGGGTCGAGCAAGCCGACGCACAGCGTGAGCCTGACGGCGTCACGTACCAGGGATCGATCACGGTCCGCATCATCACCACCCACTAAACCCAACACCCGGCCGCCCCGCGGCTTTATCCAATGTGCCCTTGGAGGAACCCCCATGGCCGAAGACAACCTCAATACAGCCGCCGGCTGCCGGATCGGTATCGGTAGCAAGAACGGCGCGGACACTGAAGCGCTCTACAAGGCAGACACCTACGTCGATATCGGCGAGGTGGAAGACCTGGGCGAGTTCGGCGACACGTTCAGCTCTGTGACCTTCACCTCGCTGCGCGATGGCCGTGTACGCAAGTACAAGGGCACCGCCGATGCCGGTGACCTGACGCTGGCCGTCGGCCTGGATAACGGCGACCTGGGCCAGGCCAAGCTGAAGATCGCTCACAAGGATCGCAGCAAGGGCGACTACAACATCAAGATCACCCTCAACGACGGCGATCCTGATGCCACTCCGGCGCTGCTGCCGACCACCTTCTACCTGCGTGGCAAGGTGATGAACAACACCGTCGCCGCCGGCGCCGCTGACAACGTGGTTCGCCGCAACGTCACGATCGGCATCAACTCCGACATCCTGGAAATTCTCCCGGCTGCTGCGGCTTAACCCGAGGGGCTTCGGCCCCGAACCCCAAGGATTCGACGCATGAGCAAGACCCTTTTCGGTACCGTCGACATCACCCTCGACGGTGAGACTTACACCCTCAAGCCTACGCTTGGCGCGGTGCGCACCATTGAGGCCCACTTCGGCGGGCTGCGCGGCGCATCCCAGGCGCTCAATGCCCTGAGCATCGACGGTTGTGCTGTGATCATCGCCGGCGGTGCAGGGCTGACCGGCAAAGCAGCCGAGGCCGTTGCTGAGCAGGTTTGGCAGGCTGGCGTCGTTGACGTCAGTATTCAACTCAATGCCTACCTGGCAGCGCTGTACAACCCCAAGGGCCCCGACGCGGGAAAGGAAAAGCCGGCGGCGGCGTAAGTGCTGTCGAGAACGGCAGCTACGTCGACCGGCTCTACGCGGTGGCCACCGGCTGGCTGGGCTGGGCGCCCGAATTGGCCTGGACCACACCGATGCCCGAGCTGTTCCTGGCCATGGACGCCAAGATCGAGTGGGCCCAGATGACCAATCCCTTTGGCGGAGGAAAGGCGAAAGCCAAGGCTGACAAGCCATCCGCGTCGACTGTGGCTGATAAGTTGCGGCAGGCGCTTACAGGAAGACTTCCGAGTTAGTTGTTGGTCCTGGCAATCGCTGACTTTGATACTCTCGTGGTTTCTTGTCAGAGGAGGACAGAATGAAAAAGATATTCATCGCGCTCGGGATAGCTTTATTTGCGTCTGGCGCAGTGCTGGCACAGCCCGATAAGCCAGCGCCGCTGGAGACCGAGATGGCGGGGCAGGTTTATCTGTGCGGTCTGAATGCTCAGTTGGCAGACATAACGAAAGGCCCTAAACAAAAGGGCCTACTTGAAGAAGCTCGAGCCTGCGCGGAGAAGAGCAGAGAAAAAGTTAAAAGCCTTGTAAAGCAGGAATATGCGAAGTATCCGGACGGGGACTCGATTCGCTTAAAGATCAAGGCGCTCTACGCAGCATATTTAACCTATCTCGACTCGGCAATGTGGGGGAGAGACCTTACTGAGAGCAAAGAAGCTTTGGCTTTTAAGGATCGCGTAAGTGAATACAAGGTCGAACTAGAGCTTCGATAAAGATCAACAAACTTTAGAAAACCCGCGAGAGCGGGTTTTTTTATGGCTGGAGAAAAGCATGGCAGGTACCGACGTACAGGGGATGCTGATCCGCATCGAGGCCACCACGGCGCAGCTGCGTCAGGAGCTCGCCCGGGCCGACTCCAGCGTCGGGGATGCGTCAAATAGGATAGACAGAAATCTGAGGCGTGTAGATAACGCCTTTGATCGTGCTGGTGATAGCGCGCAGAGTGCATCTGGTTTGATCAAAAGCGCTTTGGCGGCAGCGGTTGGAGCTGCATCGATCGGCAAAATCATCGAAACTGCCGACGCCTACAGCCAGATGTCCGACCGGATCGGCATGGCCACCGGTAGTGTTGGTGAATACAACCTGGTGCAGGACCGGCTGCTGGAGACAGCGAAACGCACATACCGGCCTTTGGCAGAAGCGCAAGAGCTCTATATCCGTACTTCCAGCAGTTTGAAGTCCATGGGTTACAACACCAGTCAGGCGCTGGATGTGATGGACAGTTTCAGCTTCCTGCTAGTGACCAACTCCGCATCAGCGGACAAGGCAAGCTCTGCCATTGATTCATATTCCAAGGCGCTTCAGACGGGCAAGGTTGAAGCTGATGGTTGGCAGTCGATCCTCGCGGCAATGCCGACTGTTGTCGATACGATCGCCAAATCTACCGGTAAAACATCGGAGGAAATCCGTAGCCTGGGCGCTCAAGGCAAGCTAAGCCTGGATGTGTTAACCGAGGGGCTACAGAAGTCAGCTCAGGCGAATGGTGAGCTTGCTGACGGTATGGGTGTAGCTGTCCGAGACGCTATGCAGAATCTCTCAAATGCCTTCACCGTCTACATCGGGCACCTCAATGAGGCGACGGACTTTACAGGGCTTCTTGGACAAGGTATCGCTGCGGTTGGTAACAACTTTGAGACCCTTGCTGATATCGCGATTGTCGCGGCTATCGCTTCGTTAACCAAGTACGCCGCCTCTGCAGCAAACTCTGCCGCTGTAGCGACTTACTCTGCTTATCGGGATGTAGCGGCGCGAAAAGCTCAGGCGGAGGCCGTGCTTCTCGCATCACAAGCAGAGCTTCGAAAGGCTCAAACGTCGGTAGTCCTGGCTCAACGTGAAGCGATAGCCGCGAGAGGCACGGCAGTACAAACTGAAATGTCGCTGCAACTTGCCCAAGCTCGTATGGTTGAAGCAAGAGCAACTGCCGCAGTTACAGCGGCTCAGGCTGGGTTAACCAGGGCATCGGCAGGGATGCTCGGCATCCTCGGGGGCCCTCTCGGTGTTGCAGCGCTGGTGCTTGGTGCCGCAGCGGCGTTCCTTGTCCTTCGCGATAACACTGGGACTCTGGAAAAGAAGCTTGGTGATTTAGCCGATCCTATCGACAAAATCGTAGAACGCTTCGAAAAGCTGAACAGGGCAACACAGTCCGTGACGCTGCGCGAGCTTGAAGCAAATATCGGTGACATGCAGACAAAGCTCGGGCAGATGTCAGGGGCTATCGCCGACAAGTTTGAGAGTGACCTTCGAGGGATGGGGGCAGGCGGCGCTGAAGGCCTTATGGCCGGGTTGACGTCGTTGCCGACTGACGCGCAGAAGGCTTTGGAGTTGGTGCGCCAAGCGTCCAAGGAACAGGCGGAAGGGGTTGAAGTCGACTGGAAGTCGGTTGCTGATCAGCTCCGTCTCATTCCGGGTGTTACTGAAGCTATGGCTGTTGCCATAGAAAAGAATCAGGAGAAGGTCACCGATCTGAGTGCAGCCTTGCAAGAGCAACGGGCAGTACTTGCGAAGCTCACGGGCGCAGTAGATGAAAATACTCGCGCAGAGACAGAGAACGCCGCAGCAAAGGCCGGCGCCGCTCAGGCTGGTCAGAAGTATCTGGATCAGCTGTTGAAGCAGCTTGCGACCGCTCAGGACAAAACCAATCTCGAGGCTGCAAACCGTTTCATTAGAGACAACACACTCCTGACGGAGGACATGGTTGTCGCCATCCGCTCAGCTGCTGCAGCGAAGGATGCCCAAAAAGCCTCTGACGATGCGGCAACAAAGGCCAAGCAGAAGAATGCCAGTGTTACCGAGTCGGCAGCGAAGAAGCAGGGCAAGGACTTCGCCACCGCCGAGGAGGGCTACAAGCGCCAGATCGAACTGATCAACACCACCGGCAACAAGCAGAAAGACGCCACGGAAGTCATGAAGCTTTCCTTCGAGCTTCAGGAAGGCAAACTCGGCAAGCTGAGCGAAGCGCAGAAGAAAAAGCTCCAGGGCATGGCCGCCGAACTGGATGCGCTGAACAAGCTGAAGAAGGCCAACGAGGACGACCTCAAGCTGACGGCGTTCAAGAATGCCCAGGCGCTGACCACCCAAACCACGAAGGACGGGTTTGATCAGGAGCTTTCGGGCGTCGGGATGGGCGACAAGGCTCGCGACCGTATGCGGGCCGACCTGGCCATGCGGCAGAAGTACGCCGCTGACGTCAATGAGCTGGTTAAGCAGCGTAACAGCGGCGAGATCACGCCGGAGCTTTACCAGAACGAGACGGCGGTACTACAGGCCGAGCTCGACAAGCGCCTCCAGGCTCAGCAGGATTTTTACGACGCCACGGATGAGCAGCAAACCAACTGGATGAATGGCGTCAACGAGGCGTGGGCGAACTATGCCGATGCGGCGCGGAACTATTCAGCCCAAGCAGCAGACCTCACCAACACAGCGCTGCAAGAAGGCACCAGCACTATGGGCACTTTCTTTTCGGATGTTGCCAGCGGCGCCGAGGATGCCGGTGACGCTCTGGGCGACATGATTGGCAACTTCGCGAAGTCGATGCTCAAGGCGTTGGGTGACATGGCGGCTCAGTGGCTGATCTACCAGGGTGTGCAATTGCTGGTGGGCAAGACAACTCAGGCAAGCGCCGCCGGTACGCTGGGGGCAAACGCGCAAGCGATGTCCCTGACGGCCGGCCTGAACGCATTTGCCTCTACCGCAGCGATTCCGATCATTGGCCCAGCAGCAGCACCGGCTGCAATGGCCACGGCCCTGGCGGTCACCGGGCCACTGGCTTCGGCTGTCGGCATGACTGCGCTGGCGGGTATGGCGCACGACGGTATCGACTCGGTTCCAGAAGACGGCAGTTGGTTCTTGCAAAAGGGCGAGCGGGTAACTACCGCTCAAACCAGCGCGAGGCTGGATGCAATGCTCTCGAGGATCGACAACAGCCTGGGCAATTCTCAGCCACAAGCGCAGATCGGCGTAGGCAGCCTTGAGTCAGATGGCAGCGGGCGAGCTGCGATGGCTGGTTCTGGCGGGGAAGCGGGGGGACCAACTGGTGGGCCAATCCAAATTGTCTATAGCCCCCAGGTGACAGTTCAGGCTCAGCCAGGCATGAGCGACCAAGATGCTCGACGTCAAGGCGAGATGATGGAGGCTGGCCAGGAGGCCCAATTCAGAAGATTCCTTCAGCGTGAAATGGGGCAGAACGGTCTGCTGTGGAGACGATGATGGCTGAAACTTTTACGTTTGACGTTGAGGTCGGTACCGACGGCGATATCAGCCAGCGTACGTGGGAAAACGAGTTCGGTGACGGCATGGTCCAGGCCGGGGGCATTGGCATCAACACCAAAAGCCAGGTATGGAATCTGCTGCACACCGGCGAGGATGTCCCAGGCGAGGAATTGCCCGAGTTGCTCGCATTCCTTGACCGGCATGAGGGCTACAAGGCTTTTCGCTATACGCCTCCCGGTGAGCCTCAAGGGTGGTACCGGGCCAATGGGTACAAGAAGAAAGCCCTCGGCATGAACATCTACACCGTCACGTTCACCGTGAAGCAGGTATTCAACCCCCGACCTTAACCCTCACCAGACCCCGCCAAGTGCGGGGTTTCTTGTTTCTGGGGCCCTATGAATTACAACACCGACATTCAAAAGCTCGAGCCCGGTAACCAGATCTGGCTTTACGAACTAGACGCAACGCGCCTGGGCGCCTCGCTCTGGCGGTTCCACGGCCATGCCCATGAGGGTGACATCATCTGGCAGGGGCAGCTGTATTCGCCGCTCCAGATCGAGGCCAAGGGTTTCGACATCCGTGGGGATGGGCGCCCAGCATCGCCGACGCTGAAGGTGGACGACGAGCTCGGCGGCGTGCGCGGGGCGATCACTGCCCTGTGCTTCCAGTTCCGCGACTTGGCCGGCGCACGGGTCAAGGTGATCGAAACGTTCCGGCACTTCCTGGACGCCGCCAACTTCCCCGACGGCAACCCGGAAGCCAGCGACCAATCGAAAACGAACCTCTGGTTTATCGAACAGAAGACGGAGGCGCTACCCAGCATCTCGGTGACGTTCTCGTTGTCGAGCCCCACGGACATGGAAGGCCAGATGCTGCCGGCGCAGCAGATCACCAAGCTTTGCCGGTGGGCCTGCCGTGGCGGGTACCGGCAGGAGGCCTGCGCCTACACCGGCACGGCGATGTTCGACAAGAAGAATCAGCCCACCGACAACCCCGCGCTGGACCGCTGTGGCGGCTGGTGGAGCAGCTGCAAGCTTCGGGGAAACACCCGCCGGTTTGGCGGATCCATGGGCGCGAGCCTGATAGCAAGTTCGAGGTAGCGATGCGCATCAATCAAAAATTGCAGGACGAGATCCGCGCTCACGCCGAACGTGCCTATCCGGCAGAGGCCTGCGGGTTGGTGATCAAGTCCGCCGCCGGGCGCGAGTACGTGCCCTGTGGGAACCTGGCCACCACCCCGCGCGAACACTTCCAGATCGATCACAAGGACATGGCCCAGGCAGAGGATCGGGGCGAGGTACTGGCGATCATCCATAGCCACCCCGACAAGGCGCCGGCGCCGAGCATGGCCGACCGCGTCAGCTGCGAGTTGCACGAATTGCCGTGGGGCATTGTCGGCTGGCCCGGCGGTGACTTCGAATGGTTCAAGCCTTCGGGCTTCCAGGCGCCGCTGCTGGGCCGCGACTTCTCCCATGGCCTGCTGGACTGTTGGGCAGCGTGCCGCGATTGGTACGCGCGCGAGGCGGGGTTGCAGCTACCGAACTTTGAACGCACCGATCTCTGGTGGGAGCAGAAGGACGGCCCGAGCCTCTACGAAGACAACTTCGCGGCCACCGGTTTCTACCAGGTCAACGAAGCACGGCGCGGCGACATGCTGGTGTTGCAGATCCCAACGCCCGGCCGGGAGTGCTACTTCCCGAATCACGCCGTGATCTACCTGGGTGATGAGCCCGCGCTCATCAGCGAGCCGGCGCCGAAGCTTGGCGGGTCTGGACCGTTCATTTACCACCACATGCCTGGGCGCCTGGCAGCCCGGGAAATCTACGGTTGGTCGATGGCCAACCGGGTGAAGTTGATTCTCCGGCACAAGGACTACCGCCCATGACCATGCGCACCATCAAGCTCGGCGGCGTGCTGGGCAAGAAGTTTGGCAAGCAGTACACCCTGGACGTCCACAGCTTCCGCGATGCCATGGGCGCGCTGTGCATGATGAAGCCCGGCTTTGAGAAGTACCTGCGCACCGCCGAGGAGCGGGGCCTGGTGTTCGCCGTGTTCGTCGATGAGCGCAACCTGGGCGAGCAGGAGCTTGACCTGGTGGGCCGCGCAGAGGGCGACATCCGCATTCAGCCGATTGTCCAGGGCAGCAAACAGGCCGGTATGTTTCAGACGCTGCTGGGCGTGGTGTTGATCGTTGCCGGCCTGTTCACGGGCGGCACGACCACGGGGCTCGGTCTGGGTCTGCTCGCCGCCGGCGCCGCTGTCGGCCTGGGCGGGGTGGTGCAGATGCTTTCCCCGGCCACAAATGCCACTGCCGAGGGCAAGAACGACGACGGCAACAACCCGAGCTACGGCTTCGGCGGGGCGGTCACGACTATTGCCCAGGGCAACCCGTACCCTCTGCTGTACGGAGAGCGCGAGATCGGCGGTGCCGTGGAGTCGGGCGGGATCTACACCCAAGACAACATCTAGAGTTGCCTTGAGCGGCACTCGAAAGGCTATGGCCGATCGAGTTTGGAAGCAGTTGATCTTCCCACGATGCTCGTCTTCTCCGCCTCAATTTGTGCAGAAGGTGGATCTGGCTGCTCAGCAGCAGCGGGCGGAGGATTATATGGGGGGAGCATTTCCTTGTCGGAAACAGTTAGGTCTTTTCTATCCTTCAGAATCCGATCAGCAAACAGACCAATACCCGCGATCAAAATTTCTCCAAGCTCGTAGAGAACGGGGTTTTTTTTGAGTTTCTTGCGCGCGTCAACGGAGAATTGCCGCTTTTCAAGCCCATCGATCAATTTTCGAGCCTCTTCCCTGCTGGAGCACCTGTATTGCTCAGCTTCACCTTCCATTACATAAAACGTGATTGGCTGATTGTCCTGCGTATTTTCGGGGTCTTCTTTTGGAAGAATTTCAAACTGGGACATGCCGACATTCCTTATCCGAGGAAGGTCTGTATAGCAGTGGACGAAAGACATAGCAAAACCTCACCCAAGCAAAAACGATGAACAGTATTTCTTTGTAGACCCGCCTCGGCGGGTCTTTTGCATTCTGGAGGGCGCATGAGCGCAGTAGCAAAGAAGGCGCGCCGCGTCACGCCACGTACTCGCAGAGCTGTTATTGGCAGCAAGGGCGGTGAAGCCAAGCAGAAACAGCCCAGCGTCGCCCTGAATGGCGTGCCGTCTATTTCTACTGCTCGAATCGTTTATATGTGGAGCTGGGGGCCAATCGTTGGGCCGGTCGATGGTTTGCGCTCGATCAAGCTGAATGGCACCCCAGCCCAGGCTCCAGACGGCACGATCAATTACCCAGGACTGAAATGGCAGTTCCGGTCGGGCGAACTGAACCAGACGCGCCTGGAAGGGATTTCGGAATCCAGCAACGAGATCGACGTCAAGAAGGAGCTGCTCTACGGCACACCCTGGCTGCACACCATTACCAATCCGGTTATCGATGCGGTGCGCCTCCGGCTCAGCTGGCCGGTTCTGCGCAGCCAGGATGCATCAGGCAACATCAACGGCGTCCGCATTGAATACGCCGTGGATATCTCGACCGACAACGGGCCCTACGTTGAGGTCCTGGCCACTGCGGTTGATCGCAAGAACATCACCGAGTACGAGCGTGCCCACCGCCTGGAGTTGCCATCCGGCAGCCGCTGGACGATTCGAGTTCGACGTCTGACCCCGAATGCCAACTCGGAAACAGTCGTAGACCAGATGATCGTCAAGGCCATCGCTGAGGTGGTGGACAGCGACCAGGAATACCCGCTGACATCGGTAGGCTGTGTCGAATACGACGCGCAAACCTTCGGCGGTGATATCGCCAAGATCGCCGTGCTGATGCGCGGCCGGATCATCCGCGTCCCAACCAACTACGACCCTGTGACCCGCACCTACGCGACGTCGGGCACCGGGACCAGCAATGGTATCTGGGACGGCACCTTCAAGGAGGCCTACACCAACAACCCGGCGTTCATTTTCTATGACCTGGTGCTCGATCCCTATTACGGTCTCGGCAACCGGATCGACGCGACCATGGTTGATCGTTGGTCGCTGTACCGCATTGCGCAGTACTGCGATCAAATGGTTCCGGACGGGAAGGGCGGCCAAGAGCCACGCTTCACCTGCAACCTGTATCTCCAAAAGCAGGCCGAGGCTTACGCGGTGTTGCAGGACCTGGCCTCAATCTTCCACGGCCTGGCCTACTGGGATGGCAGCCAGATCGTGGTCAATGCCGATATGCCTGGCGACCCGGTCTACACGTACAACCAAACGCAGATCCTCAACAACGGCGCTATCAAGTACGAAGGCACCCGGGCGCGTGATCGGCACAGCCTTTACACCGTGTCTTGGGACAACCCTGACCAAGGTTTCGAAACCGACAAGGAGCCGGTGTTTGACGATGAAGCCATGGTCGAACTGGGCGGGATCGTGCGCGAGACCGATGTTGGTGCGATCGGCTGCACATCCCTGGGCCAGGCGCAGCGCGCCGGGCAATGGGCGGCACTGACCGAGAAGTTGCAGACACAGGGCGGCGTGTTCCGCGTCGGCCTTGACGGCGGCATTCCGAAGCCTGGGCAGGTCATTGCCGTGGCCGACCCGATGCTGGTTGGACGCAACAACGGCGGTCGTATTGCTGCCGCTGCCGGCCGGGTAGTCACACTTGACCGCGACACCGTGGTGCCGGTCGGGGCTCGCCTGCTGGTAAACCTGCCCAGCGGCAAGTCCGAGGGCCGGGTAGTCAAATCTGTTGCCGGCCGCAACGTCACGCTGATGGCCGATTACAGCGAGCAGCCACAGGCTGAGTGCGGCTGGATTCTCGACTATGAAGACCTAAAGCTGATGCAGTTCTACGTCCGCAACGTAACGCGTCCAGAGTGGCACCAGTTCCAACTCGAGGTGATTCAGCACGACCCGAGCAAATTCCCCACCATCGACGGCGGTGCCGTGGTAGATATCCGCCCAATCACCGGCATTCCGGTGGGCAGCCAGGAAGCTCCGGCCCGGGTGATGCTCAGCCAGAACGTCGTCATTGAGCAGGGGATTGCCGTCACCGTCATGTCCATTGCCTGGGATGCTGCGCCGGGCGCCGTGGCGTACGACGTTGAATGGAAGTGGGGCGCTCGCGAGTGGATCACAGTGCCGCGCACCGGCGAGCTTATGGTTGACGTGCGCGGGATCTACTCAGGCCAGTACATGGCCCGGGTGCGGGCTGTTAATGCGCTCAACGTTTCGTCGATCCCGACCACCTCGGTTCTGACCAACCTGGAAGGCAAGGCCGGCAAGCCGCCGGCGGTAGCGTTCCTGACCACCACCAGCCTGGTCTACGGCATCGGCATCCAGTGGGGATTCCGGCCGGGCGCCGAAGATACCCAGCGCACGGAGCTCTGGTACAGCCAGTCGCCGGACTTGGGAACCGCGATCAAGCTGAGCGACTTCAGCTATCCGCAGGCAAAGCACGAGATGCAAAACATCCTGGCGGGTGCGAGCCTCTACTTCTGGGCGCGCCTGGTGGACCGTACCGGCAACGTCGGGCCGTTCTGGCCGATTCCCGGAGCAGTGAATGGTCGGGCCAGTTCGGACCAGACCGAGTACGACAAGTACTTCGCCGATAAGATCGGCAAGGGCGCGCTGTATCAGAGTCTGCGTGCGGAGATCGACCTGATCACGGGCGATGGCCTTGGCTCGGTCAACGATCGCCTGGAGAAGGCCAAGCAGGAGCTGGAAGACCTGATCTCTGAAGTGGTCGACGCCTTGGAATATGTGCCAACCAATACGTACGCCAAGGGCGACATGGTGCGAGTTGGTCAGCAGCTGTTCCAGGCGACCACGGCGGTGCCGGTCGCCACATCGCCGCCGAACGCCAACTACTGGTTCAACCTGGGCACCATCGCCGAAACCAACGCGGCCATGGCCTTGGAAATCAGCAAGAACAAGACCGCTATCGAAGAGGTCGACGGGAAGATCAAAGCCACGGCCGAGAAGCTGGACGGAGTGTATGCGCTGGTCAAGTCCGACTCTGCGGGTTCGGAGGTAGGCAGCGCAGGTGATGACACATCATCTGCCAGCGCCTGGTCGCTGATGTCTGCGATTGCGGAGCGGGATTTTGCGCAATCTCAACGGACCGACATCGTAGAGGCCAAGGTAAGGGATAACGCGGCCAGCATCACTACCGTGCAGACCGCTATGGCCACCGACAAGGCTTCTACGGCAGAACAGATCAACACGCTTAAGGTGACAGCCGGATCAAATACGGCCGCCATCCAAGTCGTCAGCAAGGCTCAGGCCACTACCGACGGGAAGGTTTCGTCGATGGTCACCTTCAAGGCTGAGACGGTTGCTGGGGGCAAGAAAGTTGCCTCCGGCTTTGCCTTTGGATCGGACGGCGAGCAGGCAGAGTTCTTGATCTTCGCTCAACGCTTCGCCGTAGTCGACGAGGTCAGCGGTGCTGTTGTGCCAATGTTTGTGGTTCAGAACAACCAGGTGTTCATCAATCAAGCAATCATCAGCAAAGCGTTTATTCAGGAGATCATCCTGGGCATGACCCTGCGTTCTGAGGCTGTGAACTCTAAAGGCCTGCCGCTACTGGAGATCAACGTCAAAGCAGGAACATTCACGCTCCGCAGCTCGGGGACTGGCGGCTCGTCCCTCCTCAACAACGACGGATTGGCTGTATACGACGGGAACGACGTTCGCCGCGGTATGTTCGGGAGAATCTCGTAATGGATCAGTTCGGTCTGGCCACATGGAGTGCAACTGGGGTCAAGGAGCTTGACCCCAGTTCGTTCACCATGCGCGTTGCGTTTTCCTCTCTTGTGTACTTCGCCCCTGGTACTGCAGGCGGCACCTTTCAAACCTTCTCCGTTCCCGGATGCAACCCACAGAACAGCTTTTCTTTGGTAGTTCCCGTTGATGTGTATGACGGGACGATATTCGAACCCCAAATGCTCGACGGGAGCGTTCGAGTTTGGCGAGGGCACAGAACCGCTGTGCAAGGATTGAATGGATATGGGACTCAGCGCGTACTTGTAGTGAGGTTTAAATGAGTTACGGTTTCGAATTCATTAATGATCAAAGCGTGGTGGCCGTTGATAGTGAATTTGCGCGCCTTTCTGTTATATCGAGTGGCCGATTTACTTGGAATCAGCAAAGCAATTTAGTTGCGATCACCATGTTTTCGCGCACCATTACCACCGTTGAAGCCCCCCTGGTATTCATAAAGCCTGATCGGGTCAACATGGTTGCCGGATTATGCCAGTTCAGAATGATCGGCTCACCGGGAGCCTGGACCGGCTTTTCGGTACGTGGCTATAACTTCGATACCGCGCGTCCCAACGGCGAGTATTTCGCCGCTGCATGGCAGTCAGCGCCCGTTGCTCAGTATGGGGCAAGGCTTTTCGATGGAGCTGAGAAGGTAATATTCGACACCGGCATGCCCTTCGCGAATTTCACTAGAGCGTATGAGGGTTGGACGTATGTCACTGCCGGCCGAGATGCTCAAGGGTTAACCATGGTGTATTTCTCACTGCCTTTCGATTTTAACTCCAATGAATTTATGCTGATCAACAACTTCTCAATGAAGATGAGCGGCGCTCAATACGGCCAGGTAGATCTTTACTGTTGGTGGGATTTTCCTGGAAATAAGTTGTGGGCTATTACCATCGGTGCCACGAACGTCAATACGATGTTTTTGCCTGCTGTCTTTGCTAAGAAACAAGTTTAACTTACTTCAATAAAGTCACTCGAAATCTAGATTGATTCATGTGGGAAATATCATGGCTAGACAAGAAATAATACTGGGTACACCTCCGACTGGCGTGGGTGGCGATACGCCGCGCGTGGCCAGCTCAAAAATCAACGCGATGACGACCGAACTCTACGCGAGGAATGCGCAGCTAGGCACTGCGTCCAACGCGAACATCGGTACCGCCACAGGGAACGTCATGCCGGTAGGCGCATTTGGCCTTGGAGCGGTTTCGGCGCCTGTTTCGGCGTCTCCATCGACGGTCGGGTTTAGCGTCACCTCTGGCGCCAGCGCCGACCAGACTCCATCACCGGGGTCGGGTGGTTCGCGCTTGACCATGAACACTGGCGGCCTGCTGTTCAACGAATTGGTGATCGCCGCAAACAGCGCCACGAGCCCGACGATGGGTTACCGCCAGTTCAATGCGAACGGCGTGCCCGGCCCCTGGAACATCGTCTACACCAACCAAAACACCACTCGTGCCCAAGACGGCACCCTCAAGGCGATCTGATCATGGCAAGAGCAGCAATCAATATCATCGGGGCGACGGGAGCTTTGTTTGATATCACCTCGCTGGGTGGCACGGACGTCGACAGCTACCGCTCTGGCGTGGGTGTGTACTGCGTCACTGGCACGCTGGGGATGGTGCCTTTTCCACCTGTCGACCAGGGCTGGGGATATTCACTTCACCCTTCGGAAAACTCTGCAAAGGTAAACGCCGTCTATGACGAGGGCCTGCTCACCGTCACGGTGACGATGGATGGCGAACCCTATGATCTGAAAACGCTGATCACGCTCCATATCCTGGTTCCGGATCTTCCTCCGGTAGAGCTGCCACCACCTGCGCCAATCGTCATCGACCCGCTGGAACTCGCACAGGTCGAGATTACCCGGCTGCGCGCTGTTGCTGACTACGCTGTTGCGCCGCTTCAGGACGCCGTGGATGTCGACGAAGCCACGGACGGGGAGATTGCTTCCCTCAAGGCTTGGAAGAAATACCGCGTTGCGCTCAATCGAGTGCCAGAGCAGGCCGGCTATCCAGAGATCGTTGACTGGCCGTCCGCTCCTGCCTGACGTCACCCCGAATACAGCCACCCGCCATTAGCGGGTTTTTTATTGCCCGGAGAAAGCCATGCCGATCACTGAGCAGCAGCTGCTGCAGATCCTCCCGAACGCCGGCCGCAATGCCGGCGTTTTTGTTCCTGTGCTGAATACGGCCATGGCCAAGTACGGAATCGTCACGCGCCTGCGCATGGCCGCGTTCATCGCCCAGGTCGGGCATGAGTCGGGGCAGTTCCGCTGGCTGAAAGAGTTGTGGGGCCCCACGCCGCAGCAGGCCGGCTACGAAGGGCGCTCTGATCTAGGCAACAAGGTGAATGGCGATGGCTTCAAGTACCGTGGCCGTGGCCTGATCCAGGTCACCGGCCGGGCCAACTACGCGGCGTGCGGCGAGGCCCTGGGCCTGGACCTGATCAATCAGCCCGAGCTGCTCGAGCAGCCGCAGTACGCCTCGATGTCGGCGGCCTGGTTTTGGTCCTCCCTTGGGCTGAACAACCTGGCTGACCAGAACGATTTCCTGAAGATCACCAAGCGCATCAACGGTGGCACCAACGGACTGGCCGACCGCCAGGCGCTATACGACAAGGCGCTGAAGGTGCTGGCATGACGACGGTGCAGAAGTTAGCCGTGGTCCTGCTGGCCATGGCCGTGAGTTTCGGCGCTGCCTGGCAGGTGCAGGACTGGCGGTACGACGGAAAGCTGGCAAAACAGGCGGGGCAGTTCCAGACGGACCTCGACGCGATCGGAAATGCCGCTACCGCCCAGGCCCGCGCCGAACAAGACAAGCGCCTGGCCACCGAGCAGCAACTGGCTGCCGCCGACCAAAAACATTCCAAGGAATTATCCGATGCCCAGCGCAACCAGGCTCTGCTGCGTGACCGCCTTGCTACTGCTGATGTCCGGCTGTCAGTCCTTCTCGACGCCACGGATTCAGCCAGTGGCTGCAACGTGCCTGCCGCCCCTGGCGCCGTCGGCGTGGTTCATGCAGCCCGTAGAGCCCAACTTGACCCAGCGCATGCTCAAAGAATTATCGCCATCACCGACGACGGGGATAATGCCGTGATCGCGTTGCGGGCGTGCCAGGCTTACGTCAAAGCTATTGCTCGCTGATCGGCTGGATCAGTTCAGGCCCCTTGTTGCGCACATTGCCCACGGCCGTGTCGACTTTGAACCACTCGAAGGCCTCGGCCGGTTCGCCCTGGTGCAGCACCATCTGTTCGGCGCGCTCCTTGGGCGTGGCTGGGTCCAACCATTCCCGGGCCAGGTCCGGCGTCAGGACCACAGGGCGCCGGTCGTGGATGTCCACCATGCCGCCGGCGCTGTCGGCGGTGATGATCACGAAGCCGTCATGCTCGCCCGGTCCTTCATCGCTGTCGGGCAGTTGGCCAATGGCGGCGCACAGCACCGGCGCGCCATCCCGCCGGCGGATCAGGTAGGGCTGTTTCTTGGGCCCGCCTTCGTCCACCCACTCAAACCAGTTATCGACGGGTGTGATTGCCCGGTGTGGCCAGATCGCGCGGAAGAACGGTCCGTGTGCCACCTTCTCGACACGGGCATTGATCGGTGCAGCACGATCCTTGGCCCAGTGCGGGCGCCATCCCCATCGCACCATGTCCGCGTGCAGCAGATCGCCCTGCAGGTGGAGCAGGGCGACTTGGGTTGTCGGGGCGACGTTGTAGCGCTCGAGCGGCAATTCGCCGACGGAGTTCGCCAGGGCATTGGGCATGCTCAGCGCTGCAACGAAATCGTGAATGCCGCTGTACTGGGAAAGTCTTCCGCACATGGTCAAGCCCTCAATCTGAAACCTGAGCTTAGACGATGGTTTTTGGACGAGTGATAAGGCCATCAAGCAGTTCTTTCAGTTGATCGGCGCGTTTCTTGTCAGCCCTTGACGAGGTCGTCAGGTCGTTGATCTGTTTGCGCATGGCGGCGGCTTCAGCGCCTCTCTCAGCGAGGTATCCACGGAACTGCGTTTTGACGGCCTCCGCCTCGGCCAGCATCTGCACCAGTCCGTGAATATCCTCCCTCGCTTTACGCAGCTGCAGATTCAGTTCCTGGATCTCATTCTCCAGTAGGCGGGCGTGCTGTTTGTGCATTTCGAGAGGCGTGGGGATGCCAAGCCACTCGCAGGTGTCTTCATCGATGTTCATGGGGCGTACTTCCGAATGCTGTATGTGCATACAGTATTCGAGATTTGGACAAGCGGAAGGCCTGAGGCGACGAACTGCAGGTTTACCCGACGATCAGTCGGGCGCCTTGAGGACCGCCAGAGTCAGCTTGATGAACTTCTCGTTCTCATCGATGGTGTGCAGAGCGCCGCGCACGTTCTCGGCTACATCGGCGGAGCCACGCTGCTCGACCCAGTTCGATATCTCCATGATGGAGGCCTCAAGGGCCAGCTGGTTTTCGTAGAGCTTGGACAGAAGGGAGGGGAGCAGGTCTGAATTGGGCATCGGCGTTCCTCTGGTGGAGTGAACAGCTTAGCAGTCGGTGTTCTTTGTGTAGTTTGTGTTCGGTCGGCAGGACGCCGGAGAGGGGAACCACTGTAGGAATATACAACGCTAGGTTATTGATTCTTATAGGGTGAAACGTGGACTTTGGAACCTTCCGAAATGGTGTATTTTCCATTATAGATCAACAGGTTACTGATGTTTTGTGGTTACCTTGACATGGTGGCGCCGAGAGACCGACCAAACGCGTCGATCTCTCGGCGCCCGTGCATCACTTATTCCAGTTGTCGATAATCCACTGAAGAATTTCTGTCCGTTTCTGAACGGTACCAGGAAGCTTGGTTTTAATCAGGCGTTCCGCGTGGAGCGCCTGAGCTTTGGATGTGCAACTGCTGTTCAGAAAGCGCAGGACTTCATACCCCTCGTCACGGTCGACCTTATCCCGGTCCAGCTTGCCGATGTAATTTGGGTTATCGCCTTGGTCTGCCGACCAGGTGTATTTGTAGACCAGGTCACTCTTCGTGATTACAGACAT